TCATTGTCAATAGACCATTCTTTCATTCCTGCCAGTTTTGATTTCCATCCTCCCTCGGTATCTTTAGCAGTAACTTCAAAAGAATCTGCCGTCCGATTAATTGTCAGACCCTGCTGCCCGGATACCGCAAGCAGCTTCGAACCGTCCAGACTCCATACCGCGAGAAGGATATCCTTTCCAGCCATAGCCTTTGCCGCGGTACTTGAAAAGTCACAGTAAGCGTTTGAATCATATTCACCCGCAAAAAGCTGTAAATTAAATCTATTCACCATTCTCTTCCTCTCTTTAAATTTTCCATTTGAATCCATAGCACACCATAAACTCATAGGCCAATACAGCATGCTTTTCATTTGTTTCATCTGTTTTAATCGCCTGCACGCCATTATTCGTCTGCCTCACCAGTTCAAATTCCTCAGGAAGTTGGATATCCTCAGTCAAAGCTTCTTCAAGCATTTGAATGTACCTATATACAGGTACAGAAGAATCTGTTGGTTCCGCAATCGCATGAATCCAAACTGTAAATATATCCCGCCACATTGTTTTTGTGTGGGCTGGCCTTTTTCCCACAACTTCAGCAAAATAAAATGGACTTGATGCGTTATCCGGTACGGCGTCATAACACTTTAATCCGGTCTTATCTTCGACCTTCTCCTGAACAGCTGCGATTAAGTCCAACAAACCAAGTTGAGTGTACATATCATTTTACTCCTTCTTTATAGCCTTCAATAAATCTTGATAATAAATAAATGCCTGGGTCTCAGCATTCGCTTTTAAAAATCTTTGTCCCGGAATCCACTTGCCATTGACTGTTCGATGTCCATATTCCACGTGCGGCGCATAATCCTTTGTATATCCCATCTCATCGCCGTAGACACTGGATGACAATCTAAGTTCTCCCGTATCTACCGGAGTCCCACCATGTCTTGCTGCATTAAGCATTTCAGTGACATTCTTCTTGACAACAGCATTAAAGCGAATCTCATTCATGGCTTTTAATGCGGCAGATAGATTATCGATATCCGCTTTATTTAACTCAATATTGACAATCCCCATGCAGTATCACTCCCTTATATGCCTTTACCTGAATAAGCGTCCATCTCGGTGATAAATCTGCTTTTTCAGTGATATCCAGTCTCTGTCCATCCATTTCCGCCATCTGGCAATCCGGAAAATCTTTGAAAGGAATCGGGATAATGTATCTCTGTTCGTTTTTTGCCACTTCTCTTCCTTCCAAGGCGATTTGCTCATCCGTCCAGGGCGTAAAACGGGCCGAGGTTCTTTTAACCTCAACCCATTCATACACTGGATTCTGAAGCTCATCTTCGCCAACCTTTCTCCGGGCCAGCAACTTGCACTTTTTCCAAATCACAGGAACCTCACCACCCTGCCAGAACCGGCATTATTTGCCTTACGTGCTTTCCAGTCCGAAATTTCCTGAGAATATTCCGCCAGTATATCATTAACAAAGGATGTTGTAAGATTGGATGTTCCTTCGCTGGCAATACCTTCGTAATACATCCGGCGGTACATTTTGACTACTGCATCAACGCAAATAGATTCAAATTGCTCCGGAAGTTCCTCTTCGCCCAATCTTAAACAAAGCCTGTCCTTTATGGTAATGACATACTCCTGAACAACATCATCGTCCGCATCCGGCAGCCTGTTAAAAACTCTGTCCAATAAAGCCATAGCTTACGCACTCGCCTGCTGCGTCAGAAATTCCTGAATGATATCTGCTTTTGCTGTCGCTGTAATCGTATATCCCCGGAAGGCAGCCAATCCCTTAATCTTATCAACCGTCAAAGCATCCAACTCACCCTGGGTATATACCTTTTCGGTGGAATTTTCACCCGATGCAATCTCAGAAACTACAACTCCATCCAAAAATTCCGGATAGAAAACAACACCACTGAACATCAGGGTTTCGATAGATGCGGTATTGGTTACTGTCGCATGAGTCATTCCAATCAAACCGGTAGCATCAGCTGTCAATCCAAAAGATTCCGCTAAGTCACCGGAGTTTGCCGGAACATAAGCACCCCTCAAATTTTCTTTTGCAGTAGCAATCAGCTTTCCTTTTTTCAGTGTCGGGGAAATGACTGTCGTCCCTAATCCTAAAAAGTCCTGAATATAGGACATCCCAAAAGCTGTCTGCATAGTAACCTGTGCTTTGCCTAAGTAATCCGCTACGTC